ATTCCTATGGCTATTGGGGCAAATACGAATACAATGATAAAGGTCATAGAACATATTTCGAGAATTCATTTGGGGATTGGTGTAAGCAAGAATACGATGATATTGGTAATATAACGTATTATGAACATTCAGATGGGTTAGTTATAGTTTATTTTTAAAAGGTTTGGGATATGTTTTATATTATTGTGGTAATGGTATTTCTGTTGATCATCTGGTTATTTGGTGGTTTATGTATTTTATTGGGGATGATATTGGGTTATAGGAGTAGGGAGCTGTATGATGATAGTGTGAAGGAGGTTCTGTATATGAAGGCAATCAATGAGGATCTGGTTGATAAGTTGAATATAAGGGATGAGATTATAAGGGGTTTGAATGGGGGTGAAAAGATAACATAAAGATAATATTGTGGGATTGAAAATAATGTTTACCTTTGTGGTGTTGTAAGTTCAATCATTAATCTTAAAAACACATCTGGGATGAATAAAGGTTTGTTGAAGTACTGTATTGATGACAGGTTTTCTTATAAGAGGAAATTTGTTGATGGTGTATTGGATGTTGAGAAGTTGGGGGAGAATTCCTATATTGTCACTGAAGAGTTTTCATATCCAGAGGGTGTGACTCTTGATGAGGTATCATATCATGTTGGTAGGATCAACTCTGATATTGAAACATGGGAGTTGATTGACTCTGATGGTTATAGGGTTGAATTTGATGATGAGATTAATATCAACTGAGATGAAGGTTGTATTCACGAATAACATTGTATCTGTCACGGTGGTTGAGAAATCTCGACATCATGCATATTTAAGTGGTTGCGACTTTAAGAGCAAACTTAGATGTGTGAGGTATAAGTGGGGTTTCATACCCGTTGAGTTTAAGAATGTGGAGGGGTTTTATGGTGTATTCAGTGGGGAATTCCGAGGTACCATGGATGATTATATCAGAAGACATGAGGTATATTTTGAGAATGGGGAGTTATATACTAAACCGTTTTGTAAGGTATCTATGTGTGACGGTAGTTATGAGTATCTTTATTTCGATACTGTTGATGAGTTAAGGGACTATGTTGAGAATCTGAAGAAGCTTGGTGACCATATATTAATTGATTGAGATGTACACAAAAGTGTATATTTCGCGTATGCATAATGCCTTTGTCGTTCAATGGATAGGACCTTGAGCTTCTACCTCAAGTATGGTGGTTCGAATCCGCCCGAAGGTACATAATAACAATTAACATAACAATAACATGGGGTTAGATATATCATTGAGAATTGATAAACCTATTTTAAAAATAGGTACTGGTGTATTTATTCGTGAAAACGGTCAGAACAGGGAATTAACTGTTGAAGAGGTCAAGGAGAAATTTCCAGATAGAGATATTGAGTTCTCAGTGAATAGAGAGACTGAAGAGGTATTCGAATCTAATATAACTCATAATCTGGTACCTATGGCCAAAGCTGCTGGCTTATATGATTACGTATGGCATCCAGAAGGTATGGGTATATATAAGGCAAAGGAATTGATTGACCCATTAAGGGAAGGGTTGCATAATCTTAAATTAGACCCTGAGAAATACAAACAGTATAATCCTAGTAATGGTTGGGGTGATTACGAAGGATTGGTTCAATTCATTGAATCATATCTATCGGCATGTTATATGTACCCTGAAGCTGATATCGATGCTTGGGGTTAATGCTGGGTGCAAATATACTATTAATAATTTAAAGGTTCATCATTATGGTGGACCTTTTTTTGTTAACGATTCCTTAACATTGGATATTTGATTCTGTGTTTATCTTTGTGGTCTCAAAAGTCATTCACCAAAAAACATAAGAGACATGAGCAAAGGTTACATCGTTTATGAGGGTTCATCGGTTATCAATGGTGACCCCATTGTCGGCATCATTGTAGACCGCAGTGTAAATACCAAAACTGGTGATATGCATCAGTTGTACATATTACGTAGTGATAAAGACCCATTGGATGCGGTCAAAGATGGTAGTGACAGCGCCATATGTGGTAGTTGTGTTCATCGTAGGTCAACTGGTGGCGCTTGTTATGTGAATTTAGGTCATGGCCCAAAGGCGGTGTATAGAAAATATAAGCGTGGCGGATATGATAAGGTGACGATAAAAGATTTCAAGAGTTTATTTGGTGATAAGAAAATAAGGTTTGGCGCGTATGGTGACCCTTTGGCGTTGCCGTTACACATATTGGTATCTTTGAAGGCTGTTGTTAAGAATAACACTTCATATACTCACCAATGGAAAAATAGTATTATTGACGGCAGTAGTGAAATGGTATCTAAATTTTCTATGGCTAGTGTTGATAGTTTGGCTGAAAAGATTGAAGCTAATAATGCGGGTTTCAGGACTTTCAGGGTTATTTCAGAGGGTGGTGAATTGGCCAAGGATGAAATAATTTGTCCTAATGAAACTACTGGTGTGAATTGTTTGAAGTGTGGGTTATGTGGTGGTAATAGTGTTAAAGCTAAGAATATCGCCATTACCGTACATGGTGCGTTAAAGAATAGGTTTGAGGCGGATAATAAAGAATTAACATTGGCTTAACATTGGGTTAGGAAATAACCCATACATTTGTATCAGATAACGTTAAGGTGCTTTGCGTTTGTGGCGGATTAGTAGCACTAACTGTCAGCATAGCACAAAAGCCCAATAGAATTACTGCGGTTGATTTTAGCACGTCAACCGCCATAACGCAAAACACGTGTTATGCCCAGTGCTTTTGATTATTAAAATTTAAATAAGCATAAAATGAAAGTAACAACTTATTATCCCGAAAAAGAATACCCTTACTTGGCTGTTTGGGTTGGCAGAGGTGAAAGCCTTGCTGTTGATTTGATACACAATGTCAAAAAAGAAGATATTGTGGTTATTAGTATGGTAGATGTTGAAGGCTCGGATAAACAGCCTTATGTTCAACCATTAACTGGTGGCAAACAAGGCTATATTACCAAGCACGAAGATGAATACTGTCCGCTACCTAAAGGGTATTCTGTCACGCTGTGTCAGTAGCATTGGGCATAACGGTAAGGTGCTTTGCGTTTGTGGCGGATTAGTAGCACTAACTATCGGCATAGCACTAAAGTCAAATAGAATTACTGCGGTTGATTTCAGTACGTCAGCCGCCATAACGCAAAACACGTGTCATGCCCAGTGCTTTTTGTAGAACAATTTAAAAACTGAAATATGAAAGTATTTGTAGCAGATTCAAAACCGAAAGGTTATGTAAACGAAAAGGATTACCATTGGTGTGATGATAATGACTTGCTTATGTTTGGTCAGTTCCAATTAGGAAATGGAAACCCATCAGAAGTTTCAATGTGTGGAATACAAAGTAGAAAATTCACAACACACATTATTGTAAAGGATTTGAGTATTGATAAAGATTTTTATCGAGAACTATTAACCGAAAGCGTTGAAAAAGCAATGGGTTGTGTTATTGACCGAAATGGCAATTATGAAATTGAGATGGGTTTCTCACATCATTTCAATATTAACGACATTATGAATGAACTTTTAGAAAAAGCAAGTCATTTTGAAGATGGTCAAAAAGTCATATGTTTTGGTAGAACGCTGTCTTAGCATTGGGCATAACTCGTGGATATACGCAATAACACTAAAGCATGAACCACAGATTATCAATTACTTATGCTTTAAAATGGCAATTGAAATACGCACCACAATATAAGTTTACCGCTGACGGTATATGTGTAAATTGTCAAACTGGTCGAATTATCCGAAAGGTAGTTAACGGTAGATGTGTAGGATATTGTATCAACGGAAAATTCAAATCCGCAATATTCTTAAGAACACAATTGGAGAAGATACCTGATATTGAAATTCCTTTTTAATAACAATTCCTTAACATTGGGTTAGGATATAACCCATACATTTGTATCATCAAATCACTAACAACTAAATCTAAAACATCATGCCAAATCACGTAACGAACATTCTAACAGTAAATGGTATCAATGATGAAGCTATCATCGATTCATTGTTCAATGAACAGAATGAGATTGATTTCAATACATTTGCGCCCATGCCTAAAGAGTTATTGAGGGTAACGTCACCTGTTAGAATTGTGACAGAGGAAGCGCGTAATGCGGAGATTGCCGAATATGAGCGTAAGATAGCTAACAATGAACGTGTCTTGAATAATAGTTTTTCAATTACTCAAGAAATGTCAGACGATTATATGAATCGTTTCGGTTCAAATAATTGGTATGATTGGGCTTTGGCTAATTGGGGTACAAAGTGGGGTGGTTATGATGCGGAGCGTATTGATTCTGACACGGTTAAATTCTTAACGGCTTGGAATACACCTTTCACAGCTATTGAGAAACTTAGTGAGAAGTATCCTGACCATGAATTTACCGTAAGGTTTGCCGATGAGGATTTCGGTAGTAATGTTGGTGAATATACTATCATTAACGGTGAACAAGTGGATACCTATTATCCTGATAGTGGCTCTGATGAGGCTTATGACATGGCTGCTGATATTTTGGAATATGACCCAAGAGAAGAAGATGAAGATTGTGAAGAAGAGTTTGAAGAGGGAGAAGATGATTAATTTTTAATTGTGGCTTATCTTTGTATCGTTAACCAATTAAACATTTGAATCGTGAGAACAGTATTGAAATATGATGATGGTACTAATTTGGATTTTGCTATTAACGAAACACAGAAAGCGGTATTTCGTGAAATCGTCAATAGCTTGACCTATGAAACTGGTGAGGATTGGAGTAATGCGTTAGAGCTTATTGATGTGGATGATTTCGATGTTAATACACATGAGATAGTATTTAATGGGTCAGTATATGAACCTACTGAAAATCCTCACGGTAATGGGTTCTATCGTAGAAAACCTTAACATCACGTTAACACTGGGTTAGCATATAACCCATAGATTTGTATCATCAAATCACTAACAACTAAATCTAAAACATCATGGGAACAAGAGGATTGCATAAGGTTATCAATAGCCGAGGTCAAGTTAAAGTAAAACAATATAGTCAATGGGATAATTACCCATCAGGACAAGGATTGGATACGTTGCAGTACTTGCGAAGTGCTGACTTGGTTAAATATCAGAAAAACCTGAATAAGGTTCATAAGATAACCAAAGCTGAATGCGATATGGTTGATAGTAGTCTTAATTGGAAAGAAGCCTATCCGCATATGAGTAGGGATTGTGGAGCTAATATACATAATCTCATTGAAGATGGTTCGGTGAAGTTCCTTGGACATATCAGCGATAAAGAGGCTAATTGGTGGTGTGAAGGTTTTTGGACAATTGATTTCAATAATAATACATTCACATCTGAATATGGTGGAAAATCAGCGGTATTCAATTTGGATGCGTTGCCAACGGATGAGGAATATCTTAGAGCAATGGGCGTTGAAGAAGATGAAATTGCATCAGCACTTAAATAAGTAATCATTAACAATTAAAACAGTAGGAAATATGGCACGAGTTAATTTTAAAGTATCTTTATGGGAAACCGTCACATTTGATGATATCCATTTGGCAGAAGTTTTGGCAGCATTGGAAAATGGTGAGATTATGACAACCAAGGATTTGGTTGAGTTCACATCAGAATTGGGTGATAACGCTGAAACTGAATTGATATCGGAAAGCGAACAACAATTGACCGCAAGTGATAATGGTGGTTGGCCGACCATTGAGGTTTATCCAAGTGGTGTGGTTAGGCCTATTTGGAATAATGCTTAACATTATCTTAACATTGGGTTAGAAAATAACCCTTACATTTGTATCATCAAATCACTTAAACGTAATAACATGGAAACGATTTACTATCTGTTCGGTTCAGCGGTCGTCACTGCTTATGAGACTGACGGTTTCAATGGCTTGAAAAAAGCTATTGATGAAGGATATGATTATTTTTTGGTCGCTTATGACGATGATATGACGCCATCAGAACTATTGGTGTGTTATACGGGCTATGAGGACTTCATAGAGATTGAACGTGAGGAGTTCGATGAACTTGCTGGTAACTAATCTTAAAATAAACTAAGAACATGGCACAGGCTAAAACAAAAATTAACAAGGAATTGCTGACCGAATGGGTTATTAATATGCTTAATTCTTTTGCGGATATTGATTCACATATCGTTCCGCAGCTTGGCGAGGTGCGGGACTTTCAGCACTAAAGCCGATTAGAATTACTTAACTTAAAATTTAGAACAATATGTCAAACGAAGCACACAACCCCGCATCTTGCCAAACTGCTGTTAGCGGTAGTTATTATTGGCATTGTCGTTTCACCTTCAAGGGAGATAAATGTGATTTGTATCTAACTGAAAGAAACGACTGTGAAACCTTTAAGCAACTTCGTAGGTGGTGGCGAATAGAAAAACCTAATTTGAAACTTTTGTCAGCGGTCAGGAAATAATTACCGCTAACACTGAATTTGGTGATGATGATGAATACACTGAATATGTAGATTGTTCTGATATGGAAAAACAACTTGATAATCTGCATTTCTTTATCCAATCACTTTAAGTTATAGTCAACCCTTTTAAACACATAAAAACATGGGATTTTTTTCTTGGAAGACACAGGATACAGATAGAAGTATTGCGAATCATTATAGTGACATTGCCACCTTTCCAGTCACGATGATTGATGACAAAGGTAATAAGTGGACTGAAACCGACTATGAAGGTTATGGTGAGTTCGCAGGTAAGGATTTTTATGAACTGCTTGCCGAAATGAACGGATTGGATTCAGACCGTCAAGTTGGTATTACCTTGGCATATAGCGGTGAACCATATAAGTCACCTAATCTGAATGAAGACCCTAATGCTGAATGGATTGATATTGCGCCCGAAGATTGTCCAGACCAAGGTTATTTCTATGATGATGAAACCATTAAGGCTGATAGAGTTAATAGGTTTAAGAAAACCTTAACATCACGTTAACATTGGGATAGAATAGATTCCATACATTTGTATCATCAAATCAATTAAACATCATAACGACATGGAACATCTTTTGAATAAAAGAATTTTGGGTTACAGACAGTCTGACGGCAAAGCCGTATCAGGTACGGTGAAGCGTTTGGATATTGATGGTGTGTTTGTTTCATTGTCAGGCCATGAGGATGAATATGTTGAGGGATTTCTATTCTTTGATGAAATTAAAAAGATTGATGGAAAACCTTTTATTCAGCCGTCAACAAACATGAAGGATGAGGTTGAATCACAAGTCATTCAAGTATTTGCCCATATTGGGATGGATCTCCCTGATAATTTGGAGACCATTGTTCAATCCGTATATGAGTTTATTTTGAATACTAAAACGGATGAGGAACTCCAACTTTGGGGCCACCGTGATGTTATCAATGGGTTGAAGCATTTCATTGAATCTTATTACTGATACGCTATGAGGAGAATTAAACTACTGGTATTCTTATTTGCCTTTCCATTGGTATGGGTTGGTTGTTCAGATGTACAATCAAGGGAAAACGGTTCCAGCTATTGTCGGGGTTGTAGAACTGAACGACATGAAGGTTGTGAGTATGTTATTTACAACAATGGCGCTTATATTAGCATAACCCACAAAGGTAACTGTGATAACCCTATTCATAAATAACCTTACTCTATATGTACACAAAAGTGTATATTCGCGTTAACAACACTGATTATGACAGCAAGGAAGAAACCGTACTACTACATTGTTTGGATTGAAGGTTTATCGTATAAGAGAGGTGAAAAGATTCACTATATCGATAAACACGGCAACATCGAATATACCACAAAGATGATGGAGGCCATGCGGGTTAAGCCCGAAGATGTCCATTATATGAAAGATTGGTTGAAGCGCAATGGAATATCACAATGGGCGTTGGAGAATGCTTTCGTTGGTGTGAATTACGCCCCCAAAGATACAATATATCAACATAGTACTGTGGTTAAAAAATATAAATAATGTGCGGACTGGTTTTTATCATTTTCGGATTGATTGCCATCATATGTATTACAGGTGATGGTGATAGCGATTATCACGCAGGGTGATATTATTGTTAACATTGTGTTAACATTGGAATGGAATATGTTCTGTACATTTGCATCATCAAAAAGAAATAATCGATGAAAACAAATCTGACAATTGACCATGTTCTGAATCATTTCAGAACCAACTATAATAATTCTCTATTCGGTTACACTCCTGAAATTGACCCTATGAGTGGTGGATTGGGTTGGGTTAACACCAATAACCTTGATCTTATCATATGGGCAACGCCACAATGGGATGGAAAGGACGAAACCCCAGTTGATTTCAATTTCTCTGATGGCACATATATTACGTACTGTAATATAGATATGTCTGAACGTTCTCTTGAAGAACAATTAAAACTATATTTCACAATTCTTATTTTGGCGATGGACTATGTTTCCACACTTAAAGCGGAACTGGATGAACAAGAATCTTAACGTTGGGTTAACATTGGGTTAGAAGCTATCCCTTACATTTGCATCATCAAATCACTAACCACTTAAAACAAATAACATCATGGGTCAATACTATCTCCCGATAATCCTTAAAGATAAAGTATCTAAGGATGATTCTGAACAAGTCCTTGCTTTCATGTATTCACATGACTACGACAACGGATTGAAGCTCATGGAACATTCTTGGATTGGAAACCATTTTGTTGAAACATTTGAAAATCTGCTTTCCCCAAGGGGTGGATTCACAAAGATGCGTGTTGTATGGGCGGGTGATTATGCCGATGGTGAACCTGAACTCACTTTTACCAATGAGGAAGGTCGTGAGGTTGAGGTTAATCTTTTCACTCTATGTAACAAAGAAACAAATAAGATTAAACCTAAAACGGTTAAAAAATCTAAGTATAGGTTTATCTTTAACCACGACACCAAAGAATTTGTTGATAAGGACAAATGCCCAGTTAACGAGGTTTATACAGATAGGGAAGGTAATGAACACCCCTATACGTTTCACCCGTTACCATTGTTGACGTGTGAAGGAAATGGTCGCGGCGGAGGTGATTTTCGTAATGAAACCAATACATTTGTCGGCAAATGGGCAAGAAACCGTATATCCGTAGGTAATAAAATACTTAAAGGATTTACAGAAATTATACCTAACTTTGTTGAAAAATAAAACCGTACAAATGAAAACATATCAATATAGCGTCTCAACGAGCGTAATATGGGCTTCCTTCGACTTTGGTACGGTTGAAGCACAGGATATCCAAGAAGCAAGAGATAAAGCCTTAGAAGCGCTTAAAAACGATTTCGCAGAAGTTAATAAACTTTTATCTTTAATTGGTCATACAATTGACTTCAATAAAGATGCTGTTGAGGTAATTGAACTTTAAGATGGAATTAAGACAGAAAGACCCAAGATACTATATCCTGATGTGTATATTATTGGGATTATTTTGGTTATGTTTAGTATTTGCATCAAATATGCCTTGGTAATGAAATGTTAACATTGAGTTAACATTGGGATGGAATTGTTGCCGTACATTTGTGGTGTCATAAGACAATAACCACTTAAAACATAAGATTATGGGAAACCCACTTCAGCATTCGCGCAGTTCGGTTAAGCGTTGGGGCGGCAGCGTGAGTGACTACATTCACATACATGAGCTGCTCGATTCACCGAAATCAACAATGAATAATAATACTGGTAGAATGATGACCCATAACACATGGTTCGCATATACCATTATACCAAAGATTTTCGGATATAACATTATCAATTCAGATGGTAAGTCCGTTGATACCGTTGATATTGCAATGTTGCATATCGCAGAAGATTTTCGCGGCCAATTCCTTCCAACTCCACAGGATTATCTTAAACACATGGAAGTTCAACCGTGGATGAACAACGGTGTTAAACTGGTTGACAACCCCGATTCAATTCAAGCTGCGGTTGACCTTAAAGAAAAGTTGCGTAAGGAGCGATTGGAGGAAGAAACAGTATAATACTTAAAAATGATAAGGTGGATTATTCAATAGTCCACCTTGTCTATTTTAACATCTCTATTGATATAACTGCATAGCGGTTGAAAGTTTGTATAATGATTCAGCATATAAATATCTTCAATTGATTCAGCTAAAGAGCTTGGTTTAATATGGTCTAAATCCCAACCATAGTTAGGTTCACCGTTATATTTACCATAGTTATCCCAGTTCATCCAATCTTCAAATTGAGATTCGATATGTTCTTTGAACTCTTCATAAGAGCAACCTAAGATTTCAAATGTTTTAGTATTTTTACCGTAACCTTTACGTTTGAATGCTGCGTATATCGTCTTACGTACATTATCCCTTAATTTGAATATGTCGTCAACGGCTTTTCTTTCTTTATAGTAATTTCGTTGATATTCAGATAGTCGTTCTCTATTAGCCTTTTTCCATCTCTTCATATTTTCAAGATTAGTGGATCTGTTAGCCCAATAACGCGCCATTATTTTATCGCTATTTTCAGCAGAATATTTTTTATTACGTTCTTTTATAGCATCTTTATTATTTTCGCGATATAGTTTATTGTATTCAGCTATTTTCTCTTTATTATTTTCATAATGTCTTTTATACCCCTTAATAATCTTACGCTTATTATTCTCACGATATTGTTTATTACCAAGGTTCTTACATGGTTTACACATTGTGCAAAGTCCGTCTTTTTTATTTCTATCTGAATAGTATTCGCTAACAGGTTTTTCTGATTCACATCTTGAACATACTTTTGTTTCCATATCACAGGGGGATTTCGTCTATTTTGTTATTCTTTCTAAGGTCTTGGTATAGTAACCATTCAACATGTTTGGACACATTGTTATATGTGCTATTGACCTTTTCAGCAACGATTGGATTGATTGTCACTGTCATTCGAGATTTTTTCTCTGATTCATTAAGTTTTTTTCTCATTATTGATTAGTTTTAGTAATTTTGTTATTTATTAGTAAATATAGTGAAGTAAGATAAAAAGTCAAGTACTTATCATATTTTTTTATTCTTAACATTCCCTTAACATTGGGATAGGAAATAACACTTACATTTGTAGCACCAAAACAGGCACATGGAAACAAAATACTCTGAATACCAATTTTTTCTGTTCACCCAGTTGTTCAATGTGATAATTGAACCTGAATGTGAATACGATATGTTATATCCTATTGTCCGTAATGAAATGAATAAGTATTTGGATTCAGACTTCAATGATAGCAATGAGCCTGAATACGAATGTATAGAATGGTATCTTAAAGCGAATGCTGATGTGATTTCCATTACCATTGCTGACCATACCACATTGTGAGATTTAACATTCTCTTAACATTCAATTAAAATCTTTACCTTACATTTGTACCGTTCAATTAACCACTTAAACATTTTAACATCATGGAACTAAAAGAAGCTATTGCCCGTTGGAAGGAACTTAATCTTGACCAAGTTGTACTCGCCTTTGATTGTGGAGGTGACAGCATGGGCAATATGGAATGGTCACTTTACGACAATGAAGATAACGAAATTGACGATAGTGATTTGGTAGATTATTTTGATAACGAAGTTTACAAACACGTTGATTTCTATGTTAATAGTGATGGTCACTATATGGGTGAAAACGGTATTGTGACCATCACTATTGATGAAGATGATGACGAAGATTTCTCATACTGCAAAGAGGCGGTGTCAAACTATGAAGAAACCGTCACCAATGAATTGGTCGTTGAATTGACTGATGAAGAATTGGCCTTTGTTAAAGAATATGTCCGTGATATTAACGGAGGTGCTACCGAAGATGTCAATTTCAATTATTCAAAAGATTTCATTATGACCGATGAAATGGATGAATTGGAGCGTTCAATAGGTGATAAGGTTAGCAATGCTGCGGCTGAATTTGAACCCGAAGAATATGACGGTGAACTTTCGGATTGGTATAGATACGACATTGGTGAAGAAAATGATACTATTGTTATTAAAGATAATAGTATTGTTTTGGAAATAACCAACAGTATCTATACTAAATCGCCAAGTTATTGATAACATATCCTTAACATTGGGATAGCTTAAATCACTTACATTTGTATCACACTTAAACGATAAACACAATGGCAAAAGAAATTGTAATTGACAACCAAAAGTTTGATTTTAATACGGGTGTTCGCCTATTGAAGCTCAAACATAAAGAATGTCCATTTGAGCAACTTTCAGACTTTTGGGATGAAATTGTACCTTTGACATTCAAAGATATTGCACAATTCGAGAATCTTGAAAAGAGACGAATCGGTATAAATCATTTGGGTCTTGAAAGGTTGATTGAATCGGTGAAACCTACATTGGTTGAATCTAAAACGCTTAAAAAGTCAACATCTTGGATTGATACCAATGGTGAACTTGTTGAACATGAGTATGATGATACCTATGAACTTTATTCGGTATCAAAGGACTATTTCAACGAAGGTATTACAGGTTGGAATAAAATGCGTGAGGATGTCTATTACGTCAAATGTAAAGATACTTCAACAGATAGAGAATATCTTATTTGGGTCGATGCTGATAGCGTTTGCCGTACAAATAGCGGTTCACGTTGGGATAGCTCACGAGATTACCTTAATGCTATCAATGCTATTGCTTGGACAATTCAAGTAGATGTCGCCAAAGGTGGTATTGATAAGATTATTCGGCAAGGTGATTGCATATTGGTGAAACCAAAACATGATGCTGAAATTCTTGATAGTCCACGACATTTGACAGGTGAAGAATATCTTTCTTTAATTGTTGCCGAAAGCTAATTATTCACTATCTTTGTACTTTAACCATTAAAACAATAGAAACCATGAAAAACAGTAAGAAAACAACATTGCTACTTGGTGAGGGTATTCACCAACATACACTTTATGGTTCACATAAAGTAGATGAAAATAATCTTACATTTGCAGAAGTAGATGTATTGGATGAATGCGAACTTAGACATGAACACCCTAACGGTTCATTCGGTGAACATAAAACCTTGCTTGTCGAAAAGGGAACTTGGAGGACAGGAGTTCAAGTAGAGTACAATCCCTTCCTACAATCCGTAGGTCGCGTGTTTGATTGATTGATAATCAATTAGTTATGATTAAGAAAGGTCAGGGTAACTTGACCTTTTTTTCATATACACAAATGTGTATATTCATGCGTGAGAATTAACATTGGGTTAACATTGGGGTAGAAACTATCCCTTACATTTGTATCAACAAAAAGAAAATAACATGAGCAGAAAATTTAAGGATAGGGATGAATTGGAGGATTTTCTCATTGCGATGGATTTTGATACCATTGCAGATGATATTAGGATGACTGGCGGTTCCAGCTACTTGATAGACATACTCTATTCAGGTTGGAAGGGTATATGTCAGATGACTGATGAAGAACTGATTGAGGAGTTCAATTGTCGTACTGATGAAGTTGCTGTTATTTTGACTGATGATAATGGTGACGTTAAACTAACGGTTGTTCAATAAAAAACCATAAACATGGAACTGAGAAAAATAAAACATTTTCACGAACTTTCACAGGAGACAATGGCTTTTTCAGCCCAACTTTGGGTTGATGGCAAACATATTGCTGATGTAAGCAATAATGGTGAAGGTGGGTCAAATAACATATATCCAGCAAAAGGATATACGTGGAAGGATGTGCAAATATACAATAGTCTTGACGTTGAATGTGAGATATTTTCATTGGTGGCCGATGACCTCATTAGAAAAGATAATCAAAGCAAAGGACTTGTTTTGAAGATGGGTGACAAATATGAGTTGGTTAAATTCAAAGTATCTATTAGCCAGCTTAAAAAGTCACCCAACTATAAAACACTTATCGCTCCGCACGTAAAGACATATACGGATAAGGGATATACCGTGTTGAATACCAATTTGGATATTTAACATTCCCTTAACATACGGTAAGAAATAACCCCTTACATTTGTACCGTTCAATTAACCACTTAAAACAAACATCATGGCAACACTTAAGATTCACCAAGATTCATTTCCGATGAACCCACGTACTGAATGGGATAATTTGGGAACTATTGCATATAAGCATAGAAACTATACATTGGGTGAGGAACAAATTTCTGACCCTATTGATTGGCTTGAGACTATGTTGAACCTTAACCCTAAATACGTTTATACCAATGATAGGTTGACCGAACTTGAAGATAAATTCTTTGAGAAATACATTGGTCACAAACTGTATCTTTATGACCATGGCGGCATAACCATTTCAACAAGTCCGTTTTCATGTCCTTGGGATTCAGGTCAAGTTGGTTACATTTACGTATCAAAAGAAAAGGTACGCAAAGAATATGGTATAAAAAGCGTTACCAAAGAATGGAAGAATAAAATACTTTCATACTTGGACGGTGAAGTTGAAACATTTAATCAATACTTGAACAATGATGTATATGGTTTCACCATTGAGGATGAGGAAGGAAACGTGATTGATTCATGTGGGGGATTTTATGGTGATGATTTTGTAGAAAATGGGATGGTCGGCCATATTGATTCAGAATTGCTTGGTATGTCTGAAACTGAATTGATTGAACATATCAAACAAGTTGACGTTGAATATGCGTGATTATTTAACATTGCGTTAACATTGCAGTATTTATCTTTGTAGTCTCAAAACTAAACAAACGATGGCAAAGATTGGAACCATAACAGTTGACCAACAACTTAATATGCTTCGTGCCGCAAGGCGTGAGGATGAGGTGTATGATAATGGCAACGGTTGGAAAGCAAAGCATAAAGTCCACAAGTCAGATAAGACATATTCAAGAAAACCAAAACATAGGGGGAATTTTGATTATTGAATGTTTTATCTTACCTTTGTAGTAACAAAAAGGACTCATATCGGCTTTCGCTCATAACGAATTGAAACCGTAACTGGTTACATCAGGGTTCGATTCCCTGTGAGTCCACAAAAAAAGTTAACATTCCCTTAACATTGCATACGAATTAAGTTCTTACATTTGTATCATCAAAACCAAACAACTTAACACGATGAAATACAATCTGAACGGTGAGATTTTTGACGTGACATTGGAGCGTTGCAATTATCGAAACAATAACGCTTTGGCGTTGGAATTGGTTGAAACAGAAACTGGTGAACCGTTTATGATGTGTACCGTGAACATTCCCGACCTTTCAGAGGGTGAAGTTGCGATTAAGAATTATTCTGAAAATGAGGGAGTATTGGACTTTCTTATTAAAGAGGGAATTATTGAGCCACCGCATAGGTTCGCTTCGTCAGGGTATGTGAGTTTGCCCGTTTGCAAGGTAAAATAACATTCCCTTAACATACGGTAAGAAATAAGTTCTTACATTTGTATCACCAAAACAAAAAAATGGAACAAGAAGTTAAATTGACCGTATTACCCATACGTGAAACTGGTAGTAGCAGAACTGGTACGTTGAATACTGATTATGCAACTATCGTTCAGAAGGTAGGTAAACCCAATGTGACCGATATGGATGATACCGATAAGGTAAAAGCAAGTTGGGGTTTTGTTGATAACAAAGGTCGCAAAGGATTCATTTGGTGTTACAAACATTATGGCCCACTTGAAAGATGTTATAGTTGGTCAGTAGATGGTGATATGACACTACTTAAAGAATTGTTCGGAGTTAAGGTAAGTTAACATTCCCTTAACATTGCATAAGAAATAGATTCTTACATTTGTGTCACTAAACCAAACAACTACAATCATGTTGAAATATAAAATCTATCAAGTCGTTAGTAGCCGTTTGCAAGTCGGTTCGTCACTAAACCCTGCTCAAGGTATGGTGTTGGTTGAAGGTGAATTTAGTGGTAATAATCTTGGATACGATACAATAGAGGAGGCCGTTGACGCAATAAAAAATGACGGTGATGACTATGTAGAATATACGATACTACCAAGTATCTACATGAGACTGGGTTAACAATAATTTAACATTGGTAATCCAATAATTATACTTACCTTTGTTATGTTCTTTGAAATCTTGGAAATGCCCCTGTGTTGGAATGGTAGACAAGAAAGACTTCAGTTAAATTGAGCCTTATAGGGGAAACCTTATATTGCATAAACCCTCAAATTCGGTGAAACCTGTAAAATGGCAATACCGAGCCAAGCCTTAGTGATAAGGAAGGTGTAGAGACTTGATGGGGGTTGCCTAAGTCCTTTTTAAGGATATGGTTGAGGTAAAGTCCAGACCCCAAACATGCGGAAACGTATGGCGGTGAAAACCGTAGTAGGTAAGAAAATCTTTTGACCGTTACGGTCGTGCAGGTTCAAGTCCTGTCGGGGGTACATTAAAATAATACATTAAAAAAAAGTTTTTGATGTTGTTGTATAATTGAAAAAGGTTTTGTACCTTTGTTGTGTTCTTTGAACATGAAAGGTGGTATATACAGAATAGTAAATCTTAAGAACGGTGATTCCTATATTGGATCAAGTAATAATCTATTAAGAAGAAACAAAGAACATTGGAGACTTTGTAAAAGTGGGTCTAATCATAGTATATTACTTCAAAAAGCGTGGAACAAGTATGGTGAAGAAAGTTTCAAGTTTGAAATATTGGCAAGGTGTCCAATAGAATACTTATTTAAACTGGAACAATGGTTTGTAGATAATCTTAATCCTAAATACAATATTTGCAAACAAGATGTTTCCGTTCCGATTGGTTTAAAACACTGTGGCTACTATGACAAAAATAAGTACAAAGAAATAGCAAATATTCGTTTAAAACTCATTCCTACTTTTGGATGGCCATCTCGTATTATATTAAAGTTAGATGATAACAATGACGTTCTAAAAGAATACTCTTCTCTAAAAGAGTATGCGGTAGAACATAATTGTTCTATTGGGAACGTGGGAAAGGCTTTGAAAAAAGGGACTCGTTGTAAAGGATTCTATATAAAATATAAAGAATAAACATCAATGCTTTGTGACAACTTGCACATACAAGTAATGAAAAGGTCGAAAACGTGACAACCAATCACGACTTAACAGTTTGGGCGACCTGTGTATGAGCAAACTGTTGCAGCTTTTAATGTTAATGTGTATGAACCGAACCATATGCATATAATGTTAAAGGTCAAGAAACAAAAAAGTTCGGTGTAGGCAGAGCTATTTGCCGAAAGAAAGACAAAGTCGGTGGTGCGATTTTAGCCATGGGTGATAGCTCCGCCCATGGTTTTTCTATTATATATACACA